AGGAAAAAAGAACAACAGATTACCGGTATAAACTTTTTCATTTTGAATCCTTATCTCATGCCGGGGTTATAAACCCGGTATACTTTTGCGCCTCGAGCCGTATAAATCATATCTCGTCCGTCGAAAAATAGTTTTCCACCGACATAAGTTTGCTCGGCTGTATCGGTATCACATCGAACACGAGAGGCGGTAATTTCATTTACGTCGGTGTCTAAATATCCACCCCTGCGAGAAAAGTATGACGCGGGAATTTTGAAAAATGTTAGACAACCGCGTTCTGATGGATCCTCCGTGCGGTCCGCATCTACACCAGTTAACCAAACATTCAATCCGTCGAATCCTGATTGAACATCGGATGGGTCATAATTATCCGGAACCGTTTCGTATGGTGTATATCCCATCAATTGTGCGTATTTATGAACTTCTTCATCGTCCGTTGAATACAGCCAGATATGTCCCGAATATGAATGCATAACTATATCGCGATAAAGTCGTAGTATGCTTTTCGGCCATGTATGTGGTTGTACGGTGGCACATGTGGCAATAAGATAAGCTGGATAACTGGAAATAGACGGATCTGCAATTTGCGCGCTTGTGAGATAGAAAAGTGTACTATCATCAACTACTTTGCTTTCTATCCAGAACACGTGAGCTGTTGTAGTTACGATTTTGACTTCTTGATAGTCGATTGTGCATCCAGATACATGCGTCCCCGTGCCGATTCCTGTCACATCGCCATATTCATTGATTATGACAATCGTTCCATCGACAAACAGAGCCAGGCGGGTTGATGTGGCACTCAATATTCGGACTTTTTCGTTCAACGAGCCAGCGAATGCGATCGTCGTATCGCAAAGCCACAGTGCAGTTCCACCGGATGCGGAAAACTTAGCAACATGCACATTACCGGCATTAACACCAAATGCAATATAAATATTCGGTCCATCTGAGCAAATTGCCAAATATTGATCAATCGTATGGCCGAATTCTAAAGAAAGAATTTCGGTCGTCAGATTCGTAGCATATTCCCAACACGCGATGCGGCCTACTCCGTCAGAGATTAAAGGATTACTATTGTGATTCAGAAAATAGATATATGGAAAATCCGAAGACGCCGGCCAACCAATACAACTATCCCTCCATGTCGTATCGACCACGCTGATCGTGTTCGGATTTTCCGTAGGGTCGTGTATATAATGCGCCAACATTCCACGGCAAAGATCTGCCCGTGTCATCGTCGGTGGACAAGTGCGTTGTTTACCCATCGCAACATTCAATGCATTCAGATATTGACTGGCAACGGCAGTATCAACATTCCCATTTGCCTCAATCTCGGCGCTGGAAAGAAGTCCTTGAAAAAAACCTTCTTTATCATTCGCCCATTCAATTTCCAGTGGAGTACCATCCTCGGCACCTTCCGTGGATACACTTTTAAATGATCCTCCGGGATATGAGGAACTTGCCGGGGTTGCCCTACCTGGATATTCGTCTTCTAATTTTATTGACATAGTTTTCTCCTATTCCAGATCTGCATACGAAATAGCGCGAGAAAGAGACAAAGGAATCGATGCCGATTCTTCGAGCCAATCCGGGCTGAATTGTCGTACCGATACCTCGTATTCTTCGTCATTTATCGCGGTCAACATGGCCACAACCTCCATGTTTGCGTCTTCTACGCGGAGCAACTCCTCACTGTTTTTCGCCATTGCCCTGGCTTTTTCATAAGCCTTAATTTTGTCGTCTTGCATCGCTTCTATGAATTGAGTTCGAAATGGTCGAAGTTTTCCCATTTGATATCCGATCCAGTATACGATTTTTCCGGAAGTCAATCCGGGTTCACGAGATGCCGCATAAAGATCATTATTCCATGCAATGATATCTCGCATTTCCATCTTGATTACCTTCGGAGGTTTTCTCATTTCTTTTTTTTCTTCAGTCATTTTTTTGCCTTTCTTTTAATAATCCTGATTTCAAGTAATTACAGCGTTTGGAACTCTATTATCTGCATCTTCAATGGCTTTTTCAAGTTGATTGAGGAAACTTGAATGACCGAAGGAAGAAGACCAATCGGCATCCGTATCTAGATAGATTATATGATCCTCGTGATTCAAAACCGGTCCGGTAAAATACATTACTGCCTTCTTTAAGATACCCGCGCTGATAAACATGGTGACCTGGCAAACCTCAGCCGCAAGGTTATCTGTTTCCGTAACTGTTAGGTGATGTTTCATTTTATCCTCCTGTTTCTCCCCCTATCACATCCAGATCGATACGTCTTCCTTATGCGTATCCAAACTCACCTGTATATGTAGGTGATGGACATCTACTCCTGTCTGAGCACCGGATAAAACCGTCTTTGTCTGGCCGACATATTCATGATAGGCTCCGGCAGCGGCGCCAGTCATGATTTTCGATTGATCTATCGATGATCCCTGATATGAGGCAACTGCCGTGGCAGTAAACGCAAATACACATCCGACGGCAATCCCCGCTCGTTTTGTGTAATCCGATGATGTCAAATCTGTCTCCGTGGCCTGTACATCCTCAGCTTGATGACCGATATAGATCGAATTTGTCAATGAATACACAAACATAACGCAATTTGTCGGTGTACCTGACAATGTTGCCGTAATCGTTACAGCTGAAGCTTCTCCATTCGCCGGTTCATAACCGAAACAGTACAGTCTCATCGCCAGGTTATCGGGGGAATACGACATAGAATGTACCGGAGATCCCACATTGGTACTACCGTACGTCACTCCGGTCACTGTCGGCGCGGTGTCCGGATAGGCCTGGTATACCGCTACAAAAATAATGATTGAATTTCGACCGGAATATCGTGGAACAGAAACACTGCAAACTCGTGTTGTAGTTCCAGTAGCATCATAGTCGAAGTCAGCAATTTTAGCAGTACTGCTCATGCCGGTACCTGAAGACTGAACGTACCGTCATATGTATCGTCTGTCAATTTGTACACGAGAGATACGATTGCTTTTGTATTGGCTGGTATCGAAATTGCGGCCGCATCCGGATTGTTATTCCCGAACCAGGTCACACCTGTGAAACCTGTAATCGTTCGAGCTGATCCATCCGTCAAAATTTCAAACCAGCATGGTTGAGACCCGGCCGGGTCAGTCATTGTCACGGTCGTGACATTTCCGGTAATATATGCCGTCTGAATCGGTTTTCCAGTAAGCCAACTTATCGTCAGGACACCGGCATTATAGGTCGCATCAGTCTCTGCGCCGTAATGATATGTCGTCATCGCGGTAGCAAGCATGCCGAGTAGTGTCATCTCGCTTCCGTATGCAGTCTCTATCGCGGACCATTGAGCCGATGCGTTTGATAACTGGAGTCCCGTAGTACTCCATGATGAACCGGAAATGTTGGCGTCTATAAAGGTAATAGATCCAGTGCCAACAGCGATCACGCCATTCGTTTGATTGTGAGCAAAAGACATCCACTGGGCAACTGTCGTAGTTCCTGCCTGAATCCATATTGTCGGATTCGTCTGAAGCGCATGTGCAAAATCCGTTGCGACGTCTGTAGCCCTACAGATCACGATCCCATTTGAGTCTGCCCCAAGTCCCCATAAAACCGTATCTGGAGTCTGACCGATAGACCACCCAAGGCGGGAATCACTTCCGGTTCCGAGATACAAAACCATTGAATCCTTAAGATATAAATGACTATAGCATTGCACGGCTCCGTCAAAAAATGCCGTGCCGTCAACCTCCAAACGTCCCGTGATGTATGCATCGTTCAGAACCGGAGAACTACTGACATGATCTGCTGTCCCTGTACCGATTCGAAAACCCAAGCCGATCGGAGCAATAGTACCTCCGCATTGAATCCCTCCAGTGGATAGAATGCGAGCCGTTTCCGTTGCACCATTGAACACGCCGAGTGCATATAAATCTGTATCAGCTGTCGTAATTTTGATTCCGTACGATCCTGCTGACCAATTCGCTCCCACAGCCGTTATCTCAAGAAGATTTGCTACGGTTGCACCACCGGGTGTATATGTAACCACAACGGCACCAGTATCGGCCGTGATTGTACGACCTGCGCCTGCGCCGCCGAAGTCATATCCATCATCAAGAGATCCACCGCCTGCGGGGCCGAGCGTCGAAGCCATATAGATCATGTCAAGAATGGATGCCTCGGCGTCACCCATCATGTGATAACAGAGATCATATGCGCCTGCTGTCGAGAACGGTACTGGATTGTTCCAGTGATCTGATACCAAAAGATTTACGTCTTCAAAAACTACAGAAGCAGTTTTAGACTCAATCTCAATACCACCAAGAGAATCGAGATGTATAAATCCGGAATACACAGTATCTATGTAGATTCCCAGGGTAATCCCAACAGAAGCATCAATTCCTATTAAGGCTTCATCCCCTGAGGTTAAAGATTTTAATTCAATTTCAGAAGAATCGAGATCAACGGAACTTTGTGTCCCAGTTGCAGTTTTAGCCAAGTATGATGCGGTGCCGTCGGTATTTAGATACAAAGCACTGCCTAATGTAGCCGTCGATGTTGATGTTAGATCGATATCACCAGAATGCGCAAGAAGTATGGTTGCATCATGACCTGTAATTCCATTGCCGACATTGATGTTGATCCCTCCAGTCTCGCCAAAACGACCAATCTCAACACAATGATATATCAGATCATCCTCTCCATACGCATATAACCCGAGCAAACCAGATATTAGATTTTCATCGGCGTTTTCAGTCGCGATGAGACTCAACTGACCGGTATCCTGAGAATACACATCTGCGAGATTCTCGATATCATTATCACCGCAATCAATATCACCTGCCATCACAGAAGTTCCATCAAGGCGGAGGAAAAGTCCGTCAATTATATGCTCACCGGTAATATTTCCAGACGTATCGTGCATGAGATATCCGGAAGAGCCAGTTGTTGTAGGACCGATGAGTTTCAATGTCGTCAACGAACCGGCATGATCTTTAGCAAGCCATTTAGTAGTATGACCGAGTAGATCTTTCCCGCACCACATCCGATAGTCGAGATCTGCATCTACCGTCGGCTCGAATCCCAATTGAGCATTATCAAAATTGGCTACCAGATCATTTATATGGAATATTCGTCTCTCTACAATACTCATTTCGGCTCCTAATGATGATCCTGTATCGTCTCTTCGGGCGACGGATCAGCAATTTGGTCCTGAATCATAATTTCATGATCAATAGTGTCTTGTATATCATAATCATCGCCACTTTCATCGTCATAAGTACTTACTCGCAAAATACATCTCAAATGCATCGGTTTCAGTTTGAAAATTAATTGAATTAAATATCGCAGTTTCGATTGAGGAATTACTGCATAATCCGGCCATACCGGACCACAAACGTAGAAATAATTTGGATATTCCGTTTCAATATCCGGCGTGGAATATATTTTGCTTACCAACTGGTAACCATTATAGTCTCCAAAACTTATTGAAGTATTTCCGAATTGAGAAATTCCATCGCCGAACTGCCATTTATACCGTTTTTCGATTCTAAAAATATCATTTACCAAAACCCTAGAGGTATCAACGAGTTCAATCGGATTTCGGGATACTACAGGATTCGATCCGGGTATCCACCATTCATGCACATGACAAGTCACAAATCCGGCAGTATGAAGTATATCTTGGAAATATTTTGGATTTTGTCCACCGAACTGTGCCCATTCGGCAAGTAGTTGATCTATATCCAAGTCATACGGATAATTGAATTGTAGGGTCCAGTCTGACATGCGATCTGTGTCTTGCGGAAATGCATCAAGTAAAATACTCTCAGCATATTCCTTTATTGTTTTCGGGATAATCGATAAACCGTGAAAAAATCTCCTCAACGGTCTATCGAAAACCAGGTTCCACACGCGTGAACGCGGAAGAAGTCTGTCGAAAACTTTTACAAAATCATCTAATTCCATGTCAAAGTGCCGAGTTTCGCCTTTTCTCCTTCTTGCAGTTGATAATAATCATCTTCCAGGGGTGTTCCATCGATGGATATTGAAACATTCAATGCAATTCCATTTCCTGCCGATGCGATCGTCCCTATTACTCCCATGACTTCCATGAGCGAAATGACATCTTTTCTCGGTGAAATTGATAATCCAGTGACAAATGGTTCTCGGTCCAAAAAATAATCAGTAAGGCCATCCGCGATGTCGATCTTTAGGGCATCAACATCATCTCCAGTAAGCTCATTAATTATAATATCAAATGTTATTCGAGTTATCGGCAGGACAAGGGATAAATCCGTGTAGGCGTTAATCGGCCTCCGATTTGCAAGTCCACTTTCGTTCGCATTGATGTAGTCGTATACATCTTCAAGAAGTGCCGCCGATGGAATCCCATCTGTTCCGGAACTCGCTTCGATGAAAACAACGACAGTTCCAGATCCGCTATTCGGTAGGCCGGGAATATCCCATCCGCTATATGGATATGCGTTTTTGACACCTTGAACCGCAGTCGCCCAATCCCAATAATCTGCATATGCCCCTCCTTGTGGTCGCGAAGCCCACCGTACCATAATATTATTCCTAAAAATTTCCGTGTCTTCTTCATCAACGCCATCCGTTGTAATCGATGCAACGGTACAATCCTTCTCGCAAGTCACCGGAGGATTTACGAAGCTTACTATCGATGCCGGATCCATATTCCCGATATCGCCTACGTCCACAGCGCGAACGGTACCTGATACATGAGCCGCGTTGAGCTCCACATCTCCGACGAGCGTATAAATCATTCCGGTTGCTGTATTTGCGAAACGGGTTCCACTCGTCAGACTGCCAGTTTGAGTCAGGACATGAATAGTGATAATCAATTCAGCACGCTGGCCCAGATCCTGATAGATTCCTACAAGATTTCCCCATTCCTGGAGAGGATTTATTTCACGACTTCCGATTTTTATTTTTTCATTTACCGCAGTGCGGATGAACATTTGAAGCATGATGAATCCGCAATATGAATAGATAAGGACAAAGATCCCGCCGAGAACCTTTGCAAGTATGCGAATAAACGACTTTGGAAGTAACGGAATTGTCGTCGACATGGACGTCTCAATTTGCGAAACAATCATTGCACGTATCTCAGATGCCGATTTTCGGGTGGTTGTCATAATCCGGAAACCTCCAGGCGGTTTCTCAGTTCCTTACCGCTCTTCAGAATGATTTTATCTTCAATCGCAATTCTCTTCGGCGCGATAATCCGAACAGTTACCTCAACGGAATCGGCATATCCGCCGACAATGAACGCATCTTCTAAGTCGGCCTGCGCAGCTTCTTGAATAAGTTTGAGTGAAGCACTGTTTATCGGATTTCCAGATAGAAGATTTTGAGTACGACTTCTGTATTGTCTTTCTTCCGGTTCCCCATCGTTGCCCCACCACTGTTGTTTCGTCGTCGCTGCACTGCCATCATCCCCATGGTTTCCGCCGAAAAATGTCAAATACGTCATGGTCTCAAACATGGAAGTCATTTCTATGATACCGCCATTTTCGTTGATATCCCCGACGTCGTGTTCTCCATGGAACATGAGGACATCGCCGACCTGGATCGCATTTTGTCCGTAATCACTCATCTATTTACTGCGCTTACCAGTTCCCTTTTTACTTCCACTTTTCTTTTTTCCACCGCAAGGCATGATTTTCTCCTATTCTGCTTTTAAATTTGTCGATCCACATTGAGCCGTTTGAGAATTAAAAGACGCCATTATGGCAGCATAAATTGCTGCTGCAACTGGACATACAGCGCCTGGCGCCGGAGTCACGACCGGAGTTCCACCGGGAGCAACAGCATTCGAAAGAGATGTTAAAAAAGTATTCAAGGGAGTGCTCATCGCCACATAATCAGTTCCATTTCCGATTGAACAAGTCGATGTCGGTCGAATTTCAACCGTTCCATCGGCTTTCGCGTGGATTGTTGCAACTACTTCTCCGGCTGTATCTCTAGAAAAAATAAGATGTTCTCCCGCTTCTACTTCTGAATCCTTGCAGCACACTGAAAATGCAATCCATTCCTGACCGATTTTTGATGCTGTGACTATATCCCCCGGAATCGGATGAAAATCCCCTCCAAGTTGAGGAATGACGGCTGTAAATGATGGACCATTGCCGGTTTCGCAATAGGCCTTCACCTGTCCATCGTCCACGCTAATATTCTTGATTTCTCCGGTCATCATTGCCATGGCATTTTCTCCGGTACCTTTCCCGAGTATACGCCCGGTAGGACGAGATTGATAGATGCTGTGGTACTTTCCGAATTCTTCTTCAATGAGACATTTGAAATCAAGAATTCATAGAAATCTTCGATATAATCATCTGGAGATTTCAATAAAAGTGTTGTATTCGGCTTGTACAATTCTGAATTGTCATCTGTCCACGAGGATACCTCCACGGAAACAGATACTGCCGACGCAAACATCCTACCGGCCAAGGCATTCGTCGACTTCTCAAGTTCCCCCTCGTCCACGTCCGGAATTTCCTGGCATAAAGGTCTGATTACATCCGTTTTATATGGATTTTCTATCGTGAAACCCTTCCCGTGATATCCCGGTTTCGATTTTCTCGGCACATATCCGGTCACAGAACTGTAGTACTGGGATTCGTCAAAAGAAATATTGACTGATTCGCAAGGATGAAATCCTTTTTCAAGTTTCGACACCGGTTTACCAACTATCGCTCCTGTCTGAAAAAGAAGTTCTCCGTCAGCAGTCGATGTAATGACAGAACCTCTTTGCCGTGCAAGGTCAGCTAAAAAATCAAGTGTATTTACTCCCGGTTCAATCGATACCTGCTTAAACCATCCGCCAGAATCGGAATTGAAAATAGTTGGTATTGCGTGCTTCCAACAAAGTTCCGAAGCAATCTGTTGTAGGTTCATTTTTTTGAATTCAAGGGGAAATGAAGCGATCGGCGGTCCAGAAGTCTCAAGAATCCCAGGTTCTGAATAAAATCCGACCTGAATCATTTTGCTATCTGCTGTATTATTGATATTTGGGCTGTAACAACGTCCGGTCAGAAGTAATTCATAATTCGCAGATACCGTAATCCTCGGGGTGCTTAATGGAACGAATAACGAACGAAGAATTTTTTCATTCGGTACCGTAAAGGATCCTTTCTGAATCGCGTCGATCTGCGAAACCAATTCAAAATCCGTGAAGGTTCCAATTTTTTGTCCCCATACTTTTATTTCGAGTTCCTTCGGATATATCGCCGATATTTCCCTTGGATCGGATGGAATCTGAATCGTCACACCGGGGGGGAGCGGCTCGACATAAGTCGCATTTGCTTGTCTAATTCGATCAGCATTGGAATCATTTCCGGTCGTCTGCATCGCGATAACCGACCATGTTTCTCCACCGCTTGTTTTAAACGTACTGGGCAATGATTCGTCCCTTCGGGATTAAAAAATATTCATCTCCGATCAAGTTGTTGGATTCAACGAATTGATCAAAAATAGACCATTCTGTTGTTCCGTACAGCTCAAAACAAAGATCCAGAGGCGTCCTATCTGATTCGAGTTCCTTTTTTATTTCCGTCAACCCCGAGAAGGATTGCGCCACAAGTTGTCCGGAAATCGCCGACACTAGGTCCTGTAGCTCCTCGTCTCCTCCACCCATATCAGTTGCCTCGGTGGTCAAATATTCGCCTCCAAGGACCGCGTAATTCGCGTCATTCCATTCCTGTAAATCGGATTTCAATGTCTTGATCGCGTCGGCAGTATCCAAAAATTCTTTTCGTTTTTTCAATTCAGAAGTGTTCGTATAGAGCATTGCTGAATTCGCGACGATCGATTTAGTGATTAAGCGATTCATATGGAACTGATTCGCAATATCATTGCTGTATCGCATCGGTTCAGCAATTGTTCGATTGAAAATATCCTTCGCGAGATTTTTGTATGCATCAAATTTCCCGGTCACAAGTACATTTTGTCGGCGCGGTTCACCGATCATCATCTGACATTGTCGTGCGAGCGCGAGAGGCTGTCCGACCATGATATCCATGCCGCGATTTATGGAATCTCCTGCATCTTCAATTCCCTGATTCACTTTCGCGACCGCGCCGGATGCTTTTTTCATCGCCGTGGTGATCGTCTTCATAATCGCCCGAAGTCGGCTTTTAAACGCCGATAATTCACCCGGTTTCTTTAATTGGATGGATGCTGCAAAATCTACGGCTGCAAGTTCTGAAAAACTATCAAAGAGTTGTTGCAGTCCTTTTTTTGCACCGATTTGTAGACCGGTTGTCTCGTAAAATGAAATAGAGATAATCGTTTGATTCGCAGCAGTGACGAAATTGTCAATTCTGGCAATTTCTCCGACGGGAACAACAAAAATATCTCTCGAATAACTCGGATGGGTGAGCATTCCGGGCCCTGTCGTCTCCAGACATGATCCTGTAAAATAATCAGCCAATTCCTTATGTTTTGGACCATGGAATAAACAGTTCATCGGGAAGCGACCGCTGGTTATTCCATTCGGCTGAACATACGTTCCATTACCACCGACGGACTCAAAGACGGCCGCCTTTGTGGCGATATGACTCTCAACATCCTCAAAATCAAAAGTAGATATTTTACCTGATGGGCTTTTATATTTTCCTTTCTTCGGAAACTTCAGTGGATTCTTAGAGGTAAACGTTTCTCCGGCACCGGTCAGATTTGCTAGAAAACTTGTCACATTGCACCTGTCGGAACCAATTTGGGAACATTCGCTCCACGTGATTTTTTCGTTATACGGGCTCGTCCGGTCTCGTCTTTGATGGTAATTTCGAGTTGTTGATTTTGAGTCGTGGTCGTATTGGTCTCAGACGATTGACCCACCGGAAGGGCAAGAACGTTCTCAACAGTCGCAACATGTTCTTGTCCAAGAGAACCGTATAATTCTTCTCTTTGAGACGCTAATTGAGCCATAATCTTCATTTTCTTCTCAATCGGCGATTCTTCTCCTGTAAATGCTGACAGAATATTTCCTGCAACATTTTCAGCGGATGTGAACGATTGTCCGGCTGCAACAATTCCCTTTCTCTGTTTTGCAATAATATCAAACCTTTCAGCCGCAGTCCCTTCTGTCAGGAGTTGTCCCATTTTCCCCTCACTCTGTAAGGCTTCCTCGGCTTGACGCTGTTTTTTAATCGCCTCTTTATTTTGCGGTTCTAGAACATTCTCGTATAACCATTTTCCGGCCTCATATGCGGCTGCGAAGGATGCCGCGACACTCATCGCTGCTCCGGCCCAGTTTTTTGTAGCAGATGCAGCTCCTTCGATTCCTTTCGTCGCCGCAGGCATATTTTTACCGACATTCTTTATTTCGGTATTCCACATTCCCCACTGTTGTGGAATCCATTTTAGGGCAAGCATTGCCAGGTTTATCATTCCCATAGCGGAAGCCACAGCTTTGATTCCGACAACAACGATCACTAATCGTTTCCCCCATTTTACGATTTCATCGAAATGTTTGATCAACCACTTAATTGCATCGCCGATTTTCTTTACATATTCGGCGAATTTTGACTGAATCAATTTTCGATTACCGGCAAGCCATTTTTGAATCACAGGCATAAATGCAACAGCTTTATCCACGAGATCTTTAATGGTCGGCGCAAGCGCTCCGCCAAGTTCTCGCGCTACACGTTTTACACTATCTTTTAGGGTTGACATTCTTCCACTAAAAGTCGCACTGGCGAGGTCCATTCCTTTATAAAAGAGTCCGCCCTCGGAAGTCATTTTCTGAAAGGCAGCAGTAAGATCTTTCGTTTTTACCTTTCCGGATGAAATCATCTGAAAGAATCTTTTACCAGTTTTTACTCCCATAGATTTTGCAAGTTGATCGAAAATAGGAATCCCTGCTTCACCAATCATATTCAAAGATTCCATATCAACCTTGCCCTTGAGCATGGCCTTTGTGTAACCTCTCGTTGCTGATTCCATCTTGTTGGCATTACCACCGGAGGCATCACCGAGCATTCGCATCGTATCAATGGTTTTCTGTATATCTCCATTCATAACCGGGAGAAGTTGCTTCGTAACCCCGGCAAGTTGTTCAAATTCGAAAGGTGTTGTATCGGCCTCTTTATTAAGTCGCGCAACCATATCCTTCGCTTGTTCCGCACCTCCGAGCAGAGGCGTAAACGCAGCTTCAGCATCCTCTACCTCAGAGAATGCACTCATCACCTTCATGATTCCGTATCCAAGCGTAGTCGCAGCGCCGGCAGCATACAAAAATCCGGTTTTAAGCCCCCTACCAATCGTCATTACAGCACCGGTTGTAAATTTATCGAGCTTCCGCATCGCCATCGAGGTCTTTCCGACAAATCTACCGAGATGACTTTCCATATTTCCGACAACCTTCGACATTTTATCGACTGCCGAGAAAATGGTTTTTATTTCGTACTTTTTCATTTCGAATCACGTTTTAGAAGCGGACGTATTCCATCATAGAAGAACTCAATCTCAGAATACGTCAATGTACGAACATCCGGAAGGCTTTTGTAATAAAGCGAGATGTCAACGATCATCTGTCGATACACGTTCGCGCGAGTATGGAGCGGTCTCTCATTCCTATCATACCCGAGCAACACGTCCTTACCTCCCTGAACAATCAACGGACCATCAAGTTCTCTGATCCAGAAAAAGTTGAAAGGTGCACCATACCTTCGCCCAATCCGGCTCTTCAAGAGACTTGAGTTTCGCCGACGCAATTCCAACACATGATCCCACCCATGCGTACAGTTTTGAATTTGGTTCTTTATCGGAAACCTTATCCATCGCGCACCGATCGAATCCCTTCGGTCTGCGAGGAAACCTTACCTCTTTCAGGAGATCCCCTTCGACAATGACCGTCGGCCAGCCTTCTTCATCCACCGTAATCGACCCGCCCATGACGCAATCCAGAAAAAATTCTCTATTTTCTTCCAGATCCTTGGCATCCTTTTCGTTTCGAAATCCATCCAACTTCAGACGAGCTGCACCTGCAAACCGTTCAAATTCCTGCTCGGCCGTTTCCCTGTCTACTACATTTTCCATGATTTTGCCTTTCAAAAACGCGCCGCCTCCAGACAGGGGAAAGGCAAACCCCAGGCGGCGCATAAATTGAGCCTTTTACATCTTCTTTAGTCCTGGATCTCCCGGACCTGCACATTCGATGGTAGTCGAATTCGTCGCATCATCCTTCTGAAGCGGACCTTCTATGTTTCCCGTCCCCTGATAGGAGATTTCTCCGATTTCCGTGAAAACGAAGTCTGTGTCATCTCCATTTTGGATACTTTTTAAATATTCCATATCAGATCGATCCTCGTCGATCGCGAGAACGACACCGGAATATTTCCATGGAACCATTTTCTTGATAGTTCGTCTGCTTCCGTCTCCGTTTCCTGCGGTTTCATTTTCGATTCCGCCAAGAACGCGCTGCGAAGAACCATCCGAAGAAGCCGGAAATTCTCTACCGCCGATTGAAACTGTTTTCAAAAATCCCATATCATGCCTCCCCGAAATAGAACCCAAATTTATGGGTTACGGAAGTCACGTTTACATTTCCTGAAACTTTCCACACTGCCAATATCTCAAACCTTTTTGGATTCACACCACTGATTGCAAATTGAGAATTTATTTTTGCATATTCAACATCTGCAATTATACAGGCATCTCCTGCCGCATCGAATAATGCCCAAAATGCAGATTTGGCCATCATCGGCTTAAATCCATTTTGATTTTTCACCCGTTGTGTATCCGGAACCATCGGCCTTGATTGAAAGGCACGCGCCAATAAGGCTGCTGAATATAGCATCGCTGCAATCTTCGCAATATCTACTACATATTGATATGCAGGCGGCTCTTCGCCGGTCGGATGATACGTGGTAACCGTATCACTGATACAAACCACTCCGTCGATTACTTCGATAGTGGAGATACCGGCTTTCACAGCGGTATCCCGTTGAGAAGAATTCCATTGCAGGGATTCAACGGACGGGGTCAACCGAAGCATCGAACGAGGTGCATAGTTTTTCTTCGGATCTGTACTGTAATCCATTGCCGGATCCAGCGCTTCACTCAATGCAACTTCCCGACACCATTCTGAGGCAATTACAAATGGAAGATCTTTTGACCCTGGATTGGTAATGAAACACACAGTTCTCTGCGTCTTTCGTGCGTTTCCTGCAGCAACCATAGTGTTCAATACTGCTTCAGCAGATCCAGTATATACGGTGAACGGTTTATAGATTTCCGGACCCCAACACGTCTCATTTGCAGATTCTAAAGCTGCCAGAATTGTTGTATCTGTATATTCATTGCAGTTGATCACATGGGTATACCATGTAGATCCGCCAAGCGCCGCCGTAAATGTCGAAACCAGAACGGTTCCTGCGCCACCTGTCGGCTGAGTCGTTACAAATGTGAGATCCGCATCAACGGG